GCTCACTGCAACCAAGCGGCGTGCACGACTTTATAACCAGCAAGGGCTTGTCCGCCGATGCGCTGAAGATAGAGAACCGGTTTTTCATCCCAGGCTGACCCCATGCAGAGCCAATCTCTTTGTCCAACATGTCTTGCCGAGAAACGGCCATCTCGGCCCACTCAAGATACTTATCAATCAACCCCGTGTACTCCGAGACCCTGTCACGGGAAAACATGATTTTCCTGAAGTAGCTATCGCCGGGTCGGTAGGAGTCCATGTAAACGGTCAGCACATCTTCACCGCCGACCACGCCCTGAATGGCGATCTGCGTATGCCGCTCCGAATACTGATTGCTGATGCTGTTGTAATCCATTGCCGGCAAGCTTTCGTTTACCGAAATCGCTCCCGGCTTCAGGCCGCCGCATGCCGAAATCAGCGCTGCCATAATTGCTATCGCAATAAATTTCATGAACCCTCCTTGTGTTTGGGGTCATGGTATCGCGGTTTTAGCTGCCGGCCAATTCTCGGCCTTGGCGGCTGGATCGGTTGATGAGGACATAATCAAGGTCGTTAATCCTCTCCCCCAACTTCCCAACAAGGGTTTCGGTAAGGCTTTCTTCATCCAGCCCAGTGACTGGGCCCTGAAAATTGATGGTTACACCGCTTCCACCTGCTCCGCCATCCAGCTGGACCGGAGCCGGAGCAGCAGGAACGGTCTGCACCCCGCCTGAAATCCCACCGCCCCCACCGCCGCCAGCCGAACCGCCCCCGCCAAATTGGGCTGACTTGATCGCCTGTAGGCGGGCACCGCCTGCTACGATAGCAGCCGCCGCTGCTGCCGCACCCAAAGCGGGGCCGACGAAAGGAATCCCAGCCATAGAGTCGTATGCTTTTTGCGCTGATGCCGGGATGCTGACCAGTGTCTGGGCAATTGCGGCGGCTTTGCCGATCTCAAACATTTTCCGGTTTTCACTGGACATCAGCCCAGTGATTTCGGATAACCCGGACGCCGCCAGACTTGCCTGCGCAATCCACCGGGCTCGATCCATGCCCTCCATTGCGTCGTTAAAGCGTTTATTCTCTGCCTCTACTGCGGCGTTCCATCGCGCCTCGTTATCAAACTGCTCCTCTCGGGCGCCATTTAGTATTTCCAGATTTCTTTCATGATGAAGCCTTAGCAGCTCCTCTTCGGTCATGTACTGCTCAAGCAGCTGTTCCCCACGGTCTATCTTCTTCTGCCGCTCTGCCTCCATTTCGGCGATAATCTCTGCCGCCGCCCGGCGCGATTCCAAGTTTCGCTCTATGGCGTCCTTCTCGGCCTCATGGGCATCAATAGTGGCGTAAGCCTGCTCGGCAGCACGGATCTGGCTTTGTGTGGCGCCATCGACAGCCAGCTTGTAGAGGTCCGCCTGGGTGGCGGTCATGCCCAGGGTCTGGGCTTCAAGGCTCAGGGCGTCGATGCGCTTCTGGATGGCTTTTGAGCCGCCAGAGTCCCCGCCAAGAGAGGGCCCGCCGCCCATTTCGGACAGGATTTCATCTGCGAACCCCTCAGAGCGCTCCTTTTTCTGTAGCGCAATTCGGTTCTTAAGCGCCTGCTGTGCGGCTTGCTCCTGGGCTTTTACGGCATCCTGGTACTGCTTTGTATACTCAGCAAGCAGCTTTTCTTCTTGCTCCAGCAAGGAGGGGTTGAAGAAGAAATCATCCTTGCCCTTCCTGATTATCTCTACCAGTTCGCGCTGTTCTTCCAGGCGGTCGTTGAGGCGAACCAGGTCACCCTCGGCAATGCCGTCTATCTTTGATGCCAGCTCTTCGCCAAGCCACTTGGTGAAGCCGACAGTCTCCTTGGTTGCTGAAGCAAGGGCCCCTGCCACATCAGCGATTGCCGTTCCCAGGGTGACCATGCTGTCCTGGAAACCGGGGTCGGTAACGATGCTGCGAAGGTCATCGATAGCGGAGACAAACTCGCTGGTATCGGTCTGCCCGAACGTAACCAGCAGGTCATTGCGCAGCTGCTGCAGGGATTGGCCCACGGTGCGGGGCATTTGCTGGAATTCGCGGTCAATGCTGTCGGCGGTGGACAGCAGGGCCGTGGTGATGGCTTCAGCGGTAATCTTGCCATCGGCGCCCAGCTGGCGAAGCTCACCAATGGTGACACCCAGCCCTTCAGCAATGGCCCGTGCCAGGCGGGGGCTGTTCTCCATGACAGAGTTCAGCTCATCGCCACGAAGGGTGCCTGAAGCCATGCCCTGGGCAAGCTGGCGGATTGCGCCTTCAGCCTCTTGAGCGGAAGCGCCCGACACCACAAAGGACTGGTTCACCGCCTTGGTGATGGTGAACAGTTCTTCGTTGGCCAGATCAAGTTCTTCGGTAGACCGGGCCAGCTTGGTGTAGAGCTGCACCGTGCCTTCAAGGCTGCCCCGGGTGTCATTCGCCAGCTTGTAGCTGTCGGCAAATACCTCGTTCAGCTCTTCCTGGCTGTCGGTAACCAGTTTGATTTGGCTGCGCAGCTCAGTATAGGTGTCAGACGCCTGCACCAGCTCACGCACCAGCAAGCCCGCGCCGACAGTGGCCAAAACAGTGCGCAGACCACGATACGCGCCGCTCATCTGGTCGGTGGCGCGGGTCAGGTTCTTGGTTTCGCGCTCAGTCTTACCGGCGGCAGAATCGAGCCGCTTTAGGCTTCGCTCGCCACGGTCGATGTCTGTGCTATCAGCCGCCAGTACGAGACGCGCTGTTTCTGTCATGCCATGCCTTCGCTCTGAGTTGATCCAGACGACGCAGCACGTCCACTTCCCAGGGTAGGAGGTGGATCTGCTTCAGTGCTGCCCAGTGGTGGATCTCGGTGAAAGTGCAATCGCCCAGCTGGCAGAACCAGCCCCAGAGGTATTCAAGCCCCTCCGGGGGTGGTTCCAGCTTCAGGCTTTTGGGTTTGTTGCCGGTTTGCTTCCAGACCTGCTCCAGTCGTTCTCGCTGACTGGTGCCGGTCTTGGCGTCGGGTAAGTCGAGGGCTATTTGCCCCTCCGCCCAGTCGTAGAGTCGCTGGACGGTTTCGTGAAAAAACGGGCATCGTTGGAGGCGTAACGGTCAATCATGTCCCGCAACTGTGGGGCCTCACGCAGCAGCTTCTGCACGTTTTCCTGAGTGCATTCCTCGTCAAAGGACCAGTCGGCCACCAGGGCCGCCGTAAGGATCACTGTACGATCTTCGGCTTTCGCCTCACCCTTGCCAGCGATGGCCGCCAGATCAGCACGATAGGCCTCCGCTTTCGCCGTCTGGAAGCTGTCGGACCATTGGGACCGGATCACCAGATAGTGTTCGGTCTTTTCCCCTTCCGGGGTGCGCAAGGGCACCTTGATGCCCTCGTTCGCCTTATCCCGGGTGAAAAACGCATCCATTCCTACCATTACGCGGCACCTTTGGTGATTACGATTTGGCTTTCTTCGGTTTCATCGAAGAGCGCCATAAGGTCCATGGAAATGGTCACCTCGCCCTCGCCGCTCACGTCCGGCTGGCCGCTGTTGTACTTGATGCGGGGCAGCGTGAAGCCATAGGCATTGGTGCCATCACTCAGGGTAAATTCCAGGCTTGATTCCGTCTCGTTGAGGAACTTCTCATAGAGGGCTTCGGACTCGAAAAAAGCAGTCACTGAACCAGACAGATTCGACCGGGCAATGCTGATGCACTCAGCCGTATCAGAGCCCACCACAAACAAGGGGCTCAGGCCGTTTTCCAGCGTCAGGGACAGCTCGGTGATTACCGCAATGGGCGCCCCACCTTCCTCGATGGTGCCGGAGAAGCTGTCGAACGGGTTTGCAGTGGTTGCCGCGTCATATGTGGCGCCAGCAATGGCCGTTTGCGCCGGGTCATCCATGGAGCGACCAATCAGCCCGAAGTTGCTGGTGATGATCGCATTCGGGGAGACGGTCAGGTTCCAGGTATTGAACTCGCAGCCCTTGTAGCGCAGGTACTGGCCAATGTCCGCAAAGTGACGCTCGATGGTGAACGGACGGCGCACAATGCCCGCCTTCAATTCATCCGTGCCCGCGCTGGGGGTATCTTCTTCCCAAGTGCCGCACAGCACCGCTTCCAGCATGGTGTCGAAGGCGCCGCCGAAGGACAGCTCACAGCTAATATCGCCACCGATTTGCTTGTTACCGTGGCGCATGTCCGCAATCTGGCGGTCTGCTCGCAGCTCCTGAGACTGGATGGTCTCTTTGGTCAGAGCCAGCGTGGTGCCGGTTTGGCGGATAGGGGTAAAAGTTGGGGTCGCAGGTGTAGTTCCGGCAACAGTTTCGGCCACCAGGGCCATAGAGTGGCGAGAGCCATTTGCAGGGCAGCCCATAGGGAACCTCCAGTCGGGACATACAAAAAGGCCCGCTCAGTGGCGGGCCGTGTGGGTTAGAACGCCCGGTTAATCCAGGCGCTGTAATAAATCGTTATCGACATTCGATTCCAGCTATCAACCCGCCGCATGGGGCTGACACCACAGGAGCGAATCAACACGCACAGCGGCACATAAACCGCGTACTCCTGCTCAATGAAATCGAGATCCAGCGTTTCTGTTTGTGGGGGCGCCTCGAACCGGGCGCCAGCCTTGAACCGGGCGGCCACTTCATCGGCCTTTGCCAATAGCGGGCTGTCGCCGGTGTTCAGTGGCCAATTCAGATCAATCTGGAATACGCCATCGTGCCGGTCTTGCCCCGTATCGCCCAGCGTAGCCACGCCCGGCTGAGCAGGTAGTGCATGCACCCTGGCCCAAGGCGCGCCGGTTTCGGGGTCAAAGTCCTTTCCGGGCTTTGCCCAGGGCAGCCCAAAATCGCCACTGATCCATGACTGAACCAGCGCGTTGCGAATATCGAGGAATCTCATACGCGATTTTTCCGGGCTTCTTCTTCAAACAGGCGCTTAAACCGGGCCACATTGCGGCGCACCATGCCCTCCGGCGCTTTGGTGTGCGACCATCCATCAAACTCAACCCGGTAGGCGTAGGGCATGTTGTTGCTGAGCAGGGTGACGCTGCCGCCCTGAATGGCCTGCACGATGGCTTCCATTTCGGCGGTGGTGGCGCTGCCATCTTTATCAGTGCGGCCATTCTCTGCTGATGCGGGGGAGCCTGTTGTGGTTTGCCAGTCCCCGCGCAGTCGGCCATCCAGAACCGGGGTGTCCATAATGACGGCACGAAACAGCCTCAGCTCAACGCCACGGGCAGTCTTTTCCATCGAGCGCCCGGCCTTCTTGGAGAATGACCGAACGTCCGATGCGAAGCTCATTTTCTCACCTGGATCTCATGGAGAAGAGTTTGCCCAGCAGGGCGCAGGGTCTTGATCCGGATGATCGTCCACTCGCCGCCATCCACGGTGACCAAATCCGTTACAACAGGGTCAACGTCGAACGGCGCCAGCAGCAACTTGCGGTCACTGGTGCGGATCTCGTTACCGGCGGCACGCGAATCCCCCGCCTCTTTGACTGAGTAATTCAGCAAAACACCATTCGGCGTGTAGCTCTCAGTGGTCTGGCCGGTCACATCGCCAGTGAGCGGATCTTCTGTGCCACCCGTTACACGGGAAACCGTCACCGGCTGGCCAAACTGGGCCAGCAGCCGCTGTGCCGTGGCCGCCTGTCTGTCGTAGAAGGCGCTCATGCGCGAACAGCCAGCAGTCCACGGGTGACAAGGAAATCAGCAAACTGCGCACGGCTGGGGCGCTCAGGCGCCGCCCACATCAGTTTGCCAGTGTTCTCCACCTGGCCATATTCCACTTCCAGAACGTCCACCTTTTCTTTGGTGACCGGCCCTTGTCGCTGGTCCGGCGGGTCTGTCTGGTCGTTGAATATCTCAGCAGCCAAGGCCATCTGGCCATACTCAATCCGCGAGGGGATATAGTCGTTTGACTGCAGTTGGCCATCTGTCCACACGTTGGAGCGGGGCCACGCCAGCGCCTGGCCAGCATTGGTCCGATGGCCCTTCCATTTCATCACGTTCATCTGGACAGCAGCTTGGCGCAGCAGGGCTTCCTGCTCTGCCTCAGTGTCAGGCACGGTCACGCCATAGCGGGTGCCGTAATCGACAAAATCCGCTGCCGTGGCGTAGCTTTCCGCATCCGCCTTGCCTGTGCCGTCCTCGATGATCAGGGCCATGGGTACTCCTGCATTCCGGCTTACCAGAATGCCTTAAATTCGTGAAATGAAAAGGGGGCAAATGCCCCCTTGTTCACTCGCCAGCCTTGTCAGCTGGTGCTTTCTTGGTTGTTGCTTTCTTGCCCTTCTCGGTCACCTTCGGCAGATCCTTTTCAGGGGCTGCGTCTTTGCGACCATCCTCGGGCACAAAACGGGCATCCACAATGCGGACGCCGGACTTCTGGGC